GTTATTATGTAAGGGGATTTTTTTACCTAAACTAAGATATTTACAAGCTTTAGGAATAAGTTTTTCAACATATTGTCCTATTCCATAATTATTGGTAGGCCTAACTATAATATAGGGCAATTCATATGTTCTAGCCCATGCCAATATTAACTGATCTGCTGCAGCTTTAGTAGCAGAATAAGGATTACTAGGATGTAAAAGATCAGATTCTGTATGGCTTCCTACTTCTATATCTCCATATACTTCATCTGTGCTGAAATGGAGAAATACAGGTTTTGAGACATTTTCACCCCTATGATTTCTAAGAAGTTCTAAAAGGTTATGAACTCCTTTAATATTTGAATCTACAAACACATCACTACTGAATATGCTATTACCTACATGAGTTTCAGCAGCTGTGTTTATGATATAATCACAATCATATAAAAAATTTAGTTCATTAATATCACATTTTACAAAAGAAAAATTAGAATATTTTTTAAATTGGGTAAGTAAATGCTTATTAGCGGCATATGTCATTTTATCTACACCTTTAACGTACCATCCTAAATCTAAACAAGTTTTAGTTATATAAGAACCTATAAATCCTAGACAACCCGTAACATATACTACTTTCATATTATTTGGTTATGTTTAAATACTTCTGTTATTTTATTTACCACATTTTGCTCATAATCAACATAATCAAGTGCTTTATTAAAATTTTCTTCAATAATATCTTGATGAGATTTATAAAAATCAGAGGTAAGATCGTTAGAAATATAAATTATATCATCGACATTTCCAACTTGAAGTATTCCTTTAGGATTAAAAAAATCATTTATGCTGGTACACCCCCAGTAAATGGGTATAGTCTTTAATAGAAAGCAATCTAATATTTTTTCTGTAAAGTACCCTCTATGGGAAGTATTTTCTATAGCAACCCCAAACATGGAATCTCCAAATACTTCTTCTTTCCCTACACGAGCCTTTTCAATATCATGTCGTTCTCCATATACATCAAAAAATTTAATGGGAGTTTTAATTTCATTTTGTCTTGCTAAAAGTTCATGTCTAAGAGAATGGCCATAAGTTTTATTTAATTTCCCACATAAATGAGATATTTGAAATTTTTTAGGGTGGGGTTCATAATATTGTTCTGGGGTAAACCAAGTGTGACCAAAAGGCATTAGTAAAGCGTTAGAACAATTATTAATAACTTTATCGTCCCAAGTTAAAATTAAACTAAATAAATTTTGATTTTTTATAGCCCAATCATGTATACCAAAATATTCATTGGGTTCTTGTAATACTAAAACATTAATAGCAGAAAGATCATTTTGCTCAGTAGGAGGATAATCAATAAAAATTGATACATCTAAATGTTCTAAATGCTTTAATTTATCTTTAAAAGATTTAGCATCAAAATGATTTGCTTTTATTTTCATAAGGTAGCATATAAAGCATTTTGTTTTTCTTGTCTATCTATATTTTTTAAATGATGGATGCAAAATTCATCATTAGCCGGTAAATGGGATTCTGTTTGATGACCTGTAAGAACTTCATGTACTTTATTTTTCCATTTAATTCTTTTTACATTTTTAAGAATTCTACACTGATAATCTGGGAAGTTAACTCTCCCCTTAGGGTCAACATTCCACCCCCATTTTTTAATATGTTCTTGAGTTAAACCATGAACAGTATTAATTCTAGGTACCCAAAATATGTCTACTCCTGGATTATTTTTTATTAACCATTCAATAGTGCCCATAAGATACTCTTCGGGGTATTCATCAGCATCAATCTGGAAAATATAATCCCCAGAACAGTTATTTTTTAAGTTATTCTTAAATGAAGCAAAGTCTCCATTTAAAGGGAACTCAATAAGTTTATAAGGTATATTGGATTCAGAATAATGCTTCAATACCTCATATACTTCAGGGGTAGTATTACCTTTATCACACTGTACTACAATTTCGTCTTGTTCACGTTTATGTTTAAAGAGATAATCCATAAGATATTTAATCTCTTTCCATTCATTGCAAACGGGTATTGCATAACTAATTTTCATTTTTTATTCTATATTTTCAAACACACCAATATAATCTAAAGCCTCTATATAATCACGTTCCTTAAAATCTTTGGAAGAAGCATTATCCATTTTATGGGTATGATATTCTCCGGGATGTCCTTTTATAGGAAAACGTTCTCTTTCATTTTCGGGGATTTCGGCTACAGGAACTGCAGTCCATCTCCAATTATTAGCATTTGAACCATTTATATAAACCATACCTTTATCTGGAAGATTTACGGTACTAGGAATCCAATAGTAATCATTATCATCTATAAAGATTAAGTCTTTATATAGCTCTGGGAGGGGTTCAAGTTGTTCTTGGAGGAATTCACTATCCTCTTTCATGTAATTATGAGTCATAAATCCACATCCATAACACATTCTATTTATTAAATTATGAGCTTCTTTATGTTCATAACAAGCATCACTCCCACATCGGGGGCAAGTAATTAAATTATCATTTGACATCTTAAAGTGATTTAGTTAGTGTTGGTAATTTTAATTGAATTGTAGAAGGGAACTCAGGTAAATAAGTTGTAAGGGTTAAGTCTAAGGATTTAACCATATTTTTATAACTAAAGTTATTTTTACTTTTATGATATTGAAGTTTAGCCCCTTTTGTATAATCCTTATAATTAATGTACATATGTTTTAAAGTATTATGGGCTTGTATTAGATCAATATTAAACCATTTACTTTCAGGTATGATTATATTTTTAACTACAACACTTGAATGGACTTGTTCTAATTTACCATCTACTAAAGCTGTGTATTTTTTATCTAAAAAATCAATATGACCTGACCAATTTGTAGTAATAATAGGCTTATTTACTAAACTAAATTCTAAAAGAGGTCTTCCATACCCTTCACCCTTAGTAAAACTAACCATAGCTTTAACTTTGGGGTGGTTATATAAACTATTTATTTCAGTATCTAAAAATTCACCATGTAATAAGTAAATATTTGGGAGGGATGTTTCATGTTTAATTGAATTTTTAATTTGAAACATTTTATCTAAGATAGCATCTCTATCCATATAAGAAGAACCTGCCCCACTTGTTTTTAAAATAAGACAAGGAGATTTCTTTTGATCTTTAAAAGTTTCATAAAAAGTTTTAATAAGTAGACCTACATTTTTTCTGTCCTCACCCATTTCGCCTTGCATCCAATGTCCTACAAATAAATAAGCAAATGATTCTTTTACGTCAGACAAATCAATAAGACTTTTTTCTTTAGAAGGAAAATATTTAGTTAAATCAGCACCTTCAAATAAAACTTCTATGGGTTTAGTAAGAGATACTTCACCTAAAACATTACCTTGTTTATCCTGTTTAGTAAAAATACTTTTTTCAAATACTTCTTTAGAATGATTTGAAGATACTATATTTAAATCCATTTTATTTAGTCCCTCTATCCAACTGGGATCACAAACTGTTGTTTCTATACCTGCTGTGAATCCTATATTGTAATCTCCTACAGGTTGAAATTCATTAGGAACTGTTATTTGAGCCCATATCTTAGGTTTACTAGGTAAATTATTAGACATAGGGGGTAAAAGGTGTGGTGTTAAAAATCCCCATTCTTCTTGGTGATCTCCTATAAACCCCCAGGGACAACTACCCCATCTTTGAGGGAGAACTTTAACATCATATTTATCTAATTCTATTATAGCTTTTACTACATCTCTAGAACGGGCCCCATATCCTGAGTAGGTATCTATAGGGCAACTTATTACAAATAATGGTTTCATTAATAATTTAATTTATGGGGTGCAAATTTAGGTTTCCATTCACCAACCTTAATCAATTCATATTTTTTTCTAGGAGTCCAGGTTTCAAGTAATTCATCTATATAAGTGATTAAACGAGAAGCCATTTTTTCAGAAGAAAAACCTGCCTCATCACTTAAAGCCCATTCTCTACCCTTAAGTCCTCTATTTTTACATTCTTTATTACCTAACTTATAAACATTCATTAATTGTTCAGCAGCATCACTAGCATCACATCTATCATCAAAAATATAGGGGGTTGGGGGAGAACCTACAATTGATATGTTAGTGGGGTAAACTGGGAAAGCCCATTCCCCATGAGTTTTATAAGTTCCTCTATGATTTGATGGAATATTTTCATCTGGGGTAAACCACTTGTTTTCGTTATCTACAAATCTCATTTGGTCTTGCATACCCCCTGTAACATTAGCTATAATGGGGTTGCCTACAAGTAAAGCCTCAGTTAAACTTAACCCCCAACCTTCATTTGAAGTTAATTGAATTTGAACATTAGAACAATTATATAAATAATTCATTTGTTGAGGTGACAATTTGCTATCCGAAAATATAAAGTTATATCTTTCAGGTTCGTTCCCACATAATGCTTCTATAACCTTAGGTAAATCTGTACCGTTATTGTCTACTTTTTGAGTATGAAGTATTAAAGCACACTTTTTTGCTTTTTCTAAAGGAAGTTTATCTACAAATTGTTTCCAAGCCCAAATAGTATCAGGAACTTGTTTCCTTCTAATGTTACGAGAATTATAAAGTGCTACAAATTCATAATCAACCTTATTAAAAATTTGAGTTTTGAATTCTATAAAATCTTTATAATTATTATAAGATTTATCTATAGGAAATAATATTTTATGATTTAAACCATGAGGAACATACTCAATAATTTTATCTTTTGCTTTATCTCCTAAAACTAAATTATTAATATTTACAGTTTGTTTAGATATCCCAAATAAAGCATCACAAGATTCATAATAAACCTTATTATACATAGGAGCGGGGTAATCATCCCAAATATTTAAATAGATTATAGGAATGTTTTTCCTAATTTCATTTTCAATCTGAAATAACCAAGTCCAATATCTGGGATCAGTAAATATAAAAAGAGCATTAGGCTTTTCTATTTCTATTAATTGTCTGAGTAAAGCAGGATTTCCATATCCACTACAAGGATATAAAGTAACTGAAGCATCACTTAATCCTGCTATTTTATTAGTTTCTTCACTTAAATCCATCCTTTTTCCCTGTTCAGGGTGTTCAATAGCAGCTGCTATTTGAGACCAATTGTAATGGTGGGAAGTGTGAAGAGCAATTTCTTTAGCTATAGTTCCTATTCCTGAATGGGTCCTTAAGTCATCAGATAATAATAGGATCTTTTTTCGATCTTTTTGGGGTATATACCCCTCCGTTTTTATAACCATTAATTTTTTATTTTAATCTTCTAAATCTAAGTTAGTGTGGTTGTGGATTTGTCTTTTGAAATCCTCATCAGTAAGATACATATGGATTGCTCGATCAGCCAGTTTTTGAAAAGAAAACTTTTGCCTAACACACGCAACTTTAAACTCATCAAACAGACCACTTTGAATCTTTACACTAGTTAATGTCATATCTTTTTTCATAGCTTATATTTTGATATACATATATTAAGATTTAAGAAGGTTTATTTTTGTTACATAATTCTTTATTATTATTAAAAGCACACCACTTACATAAAGGAGATACTACTTTAGCATGTTTTTTATCTTGGTATTTGCCTTTAGAGGTAAAACATTCCGAAATAAATTCTTCTAAAATTTTATTTGCTTTGTTAAGTTTATTTCTACCAGCAGCCGGTTTATGGAGTTGTACCCTATATATAGGAAAGTCACTATTTTCCCATATTTTCCTTTTAACTATAAAGAATTCAACTTCTATATTTTCAAGTGGGATCCCATACTGCTCATTAAAGAATTTTTTATAAAGAACTAACTGCATTTGTTTAGTTTCGTCCTTTTTAGCTTTAGCACCCCACCCACTTCTTGACGTTTTTATATCGTATATATAAAATTTATTTGTAGGCTCGTGATATAATACCATATCAATAAAACCTTTGTATATTAAATTGTTACCAACGTTCATTACAATAGGCAATTCAATACCAGCTAAGTGCCACCCACGCTTGCTAAAATATGTTTTACGTTTCTTTTGAAGGAAATTAAGAATAGCTACTCCATCTTCAAAAAATTCTCTAAGCTCCTCTGGGGAGGAATAATGGGTGTTTTTAAATTTTTTATATTCTTCTTGGTAAAGTTTTATAAATTTTTCTTGGAATAATCCTTCTAAATCCATATCGTCCGCTACTAATGAAGATTCTTCATACAAAACCGTAAGCCAATCTTGAATTACTTCATGCATTGAGGTTCCAAACGTAAAATGTATATTAGGATCATTATTATAATGTCCATCTTTGTATTGAAGTTCCCATTTATGTGGGCAGCTTCTATACATGGACATTTGAGAATAAGAAATTGTTTTTTGGTAAGCATAATTTACCTCAGGCAATTCTTTATTCTGTATTTCCTTGAGTATTTGGGGCTTCTTGGCCATATAACTTTTCTATTTTTTCTAAATAAAGTATAGCATCCATAAGTTCCTCTTTCATATGAGTAACCCATTTTTTAAATACTAAATCTTCCCTATCTAGGTCGACACCATACTTTTTTTTACCAAACTCCGCTCGTTCAGTAAATTGTTTTATAACTGATTTTACTATACTGTCCATTATTTAAACATTTTTACTACCTCTTTATCCTGATAGCCTGCTTTGTATAATATGTTTTCTAAGACGTCATTGTCTAAAGTCATAACTGCTGTTGCTGCTTCACGAGTAGAACACTCATAAATTTTAGATAAAGCATCTACTAATTCAGTGGTGGGTTGTTTCATTTTTGATTTTATATATTTTAACCAAACATTTTGTTTGGGTAGCAACCCACAATATACTATATAGTATTTTTTTTTATTAGTGTAAGGAATGGTTTGCACATAGTTTATTAACTCTACAAAAGGTTGATGCATAGATAAAAAACGGTTAACCATATAAGGATTAAAGGACTCCTTCTCCTTATCGGTGAAGGAGTCCCAATCACGTTTTTTACCTGTTAGCTCTTTAAGCCAATCAAATAGTGTCATAATCACCTCGAATTTCAGGTGGTAAACCTTGTCCTAAGATTTTACCTGTATCGGGATCATAAAAAACAGGAATAGGCATTACTGCATCTTCTGGGCTGTTAGTAATAAAACGAGATACTTTACGGAGAACAAAACCTTGTTGCCATATTTTGCCTCCACTTTCAGTTTCTACTGCAGTGGTTTTACTCAATTCAATTTGAGGTTGTTGGGGAGTCATTTCTGATTTCTTCATAATCTGTTTCTTTAATTTCGTTACAAAAATAATATATATTTTCTTTTTTTAAGACTGTATCACAATGCCAATATTTTTTAAGTAGGTTAGCATCTACTTTTATTCCATCTCGTATAGTACGATACAATAAAAACTTTCTATCTCCAAATTCTATTATATCCTTATAAAACAACTTTACCAGATATTTCAAGTAGTTTAGAAATACAAGCCATTACATTAATTTCTTTATCAATTCTAAAATTTGAATGATACATATACTCTTCAATAATAATAATGGCTTCAGCAGGTTGAGAAGTATATTCGTCCATACGTTCATATAACGTTTTATACAGCGATTCAAAATCACCTACATTAGAATCGGCGATAACCTGTCTAATTTGTTTAAATGACTTTTTATTAGGAAGCAATTCAATTACTTTATCAATATAGTTAGATGATACAAGTGTTTGGTGATCTAATTCTAACTCACCTTGTCTAGAAGACAACTGACACACATTAAGCATTTTACGTACGTCAGGGTAGTATTGATTTACAATTGTTTTTAAGTTATTATCATCATGTTGAATGTTTTCCTTAGACAATACTTGAAACACATGTTTAGCTACTTCACCTTTACTAGGAGGTATAATTTTAAGTACTTGACAACGTGATTGAAGTGGATCAATAATACGTTCTACATAATTGCAAGTTAAAATAAATCGTGTGCTCTTAGAGAAAGTTTCAATAACATTTCGAAGTGAAGCCTGTGCTTGAATTGTAAGAAAGTCAGCTTCATCAAGAATAACTACCTTAAGAGGTTTAAATGACATAGTACTAGCAAAACCTGATACTTTATCTCTAATTGTTTCAATACCTCTTTCATCTGAGGCATTAACATAGAGATAATCACAGTTGAGGTTATTAACTAATAATTTAGCTAATGTAGTCTTCCCAGTCCCTGCGGGACCATAAAAAATCATATTTTGAATGTCATTATCCTTTAGGTATTTACTAATAGTACCCTTAAGGTGTTCATTTCCAATATAATTTTCTAAAACGCTAGGTCGATATTTTTCGACCCATAAACTATTAGTTGTAGCCATCTCCATAAAAGTCAAATGTTTTGATTGGTTCGGGTTTAATTTCTACTTCTACTCTATCTACAGCATATAAAGCACTTCCAATAGGATCTAAATAAAAAGCAGCATTAAATTGTGTTTTTTTAAAATATGCTTCTAACGCTTCAGTTAATGTAGGATGAATAACTCCTTGTTGATCAACTAACTGCCAGCGGTCCCCTGGGGGGACTCGCTTAGCAATAAGTTGTTTCTGTTCTACAGTTTCAAATCCAGACATTATCTAAATTTAAAACATCCCAGGCATACCCCCAAGTTGAGGTTCTTCCTGTGGTTGTGGTTTATTTACTACAGTACACTCAGTTAATAAAACTGTACCCGCAATAGAAGCAGCATTTTCAAGAGCACAACGGGTAACTTTAGTAGGATCAATAATACCCTTTTTAAGGAAATTTTCAATTTTACCTGTTTTAATATTATAACCGGTACCAATATTTTCACCTGATGTCACACTAAATTCAATTCGCGAAGCCTCCTCAACTCCAGCATTTTGAAGAATTTGTTTAAAGGGTTTACGAAGAGCTGTTTTAACAATAGCACATCCTAATTTTTGATCAGCATTATCCATATTGTTTTCACATCTCACATTATGAGAGGCCCTAAGCAATGCTAATCCCCCACCAGGTACAATACCTTCTTCAATGGCAGCTTTTGTAGCTTGAAGGGCATCATCCACTCTATCTTTACGCTCACGCATTTCAGTTTCTGTGTTTCCTCCTACATGAACTACTGCTACCCCTCCTGTGAGTTTAGCAAGGCGTTCTTGAAGTTTTTCAGTTTCAAATGGAGAGATTGAATTTTCAATTTGAGATTGAAGTTCAGTACATAATTCTTCTATTGCTTCTTCTTTACCAGCTCCATCTACAATAGTAGTTGATTCTTTATCAACCGTTACAGTACGACATTCACCCAACCAATTTAAGTCAAATTTATCCAATTTCATACCTTTATCTTTATCAACAACTACACCACCTGTGAGGGTAGCCATGTCCTGCATAAGTAAAGTTCGGCGATCACCAAAATCTGGGGCTTTGACTGCACAAACATTTAAAATACCTCTCATTTTATTAACAATAAGAGTAGCAAGTGCTTCACCATCAATATCTTCAGCAACAATGAGAAGGGATTTTGCCTGAGAAGATAGACTTTCAAGAAGTGGGAGTAAATCCTTAACAGTAGAAATTCTTCCATTAAAGAAAAGAATTGCAGTGTCTTTAAGAACAGTAGTTAAATTATCATTATTAGTAACAAAATAAGGTGATTTATAACCACGATTAAATTGCATTCCCTCTACAGTTTCAAGGTAAGTTTCACCTGTTCGGGATTCTTCAATAGTTACTACACCATCTCGTCCTACTTTTTCCATAGCAGTAGCAATTAACTCACCTACTTCAGTATCATTATTTGCCGAAATAGTAGCTACTTGGCGAAGTTGATCTTCACTAGAGATATCTTGAGAAATTGAACGAAGATAATCTACATGGGATTTAACACATTTATCAATCCCTCGTTTAACCTCTACAATATTATGACCCTTATCACTGTAACGCATACCTGCATTTACAATTTCACGTGCCAACAAAGTGGAAGTAGTAGTACCATCACCTGCTTGTTCAGCAGTACGAATAGCAGCTTGCTTAACTAATTGAGCTCCAGTATTTTCTACTGTATCTTCTAGCTCAATAGCTTTAGCTACAGTTACACCATCTTTAGTACTTTGAGGTATTCCTTGTTCAGATTGAATTACAACATTACGACCATTTGGGCCCAAAGTTGTTACGACTGCATCCGCTAATTGATTAACTCCATCAATCAGCTTTTTACGGGAGTCATCACCGTAGTTTACAATAGTTATTTTACTCATTTTTCAATAATTGCTAAAATTTCATTTTCTTTACAGACCAAATACTCATCACTACCGTGGTTAAGTACTGTAGGTCCCATTTGTGGCATAATAATTACATCCCCTACTTTAACTGTAGGTTCAATCAGATTCCCCATAGCAGTATACTGCCCAGGTCCTACTGAAATTATTTTTCCTTTAAGCGTTTTTTCTTTTCCCATATCTGGGACTACAATAGAGCCATAGGTGCTTTCCTCCTCTTCAATTTGCTCTACAATAACTGCATTGAATAGTGCTTTTAATTTCATTGTAAAAAGTGTTTTTTATAATCGTTGTAAATATTTTTTAATTCTATAATATACTCTTTAAGACTAGTATAAGATTTTTGTCGAACTTGATGTTCGGATATCTTTTTAAGAGCCATACCTAAATTGCTAAAATGCCCAATGCAAGAATCATACTTTATTCCACTATCAGGAGTGATAGTAATATAAGCTGAGTAATTTAGATCATCTATTACAAGGTAATAGTCACCTAAGACGGGGTCTTTGATGTAATTCATAACTGTTTAATTTTTAATTCAGGGTAAATATACGAAAAGATCTTCAGGACACCAACCTAAAGGATGATTACTTTATGGTAATCGATTTTGGTTTTGCTTCATTTGATAATGGAATACTAATTACAAGTAAACCATTAACCATTTCGGCATTTGCTTTTGCTAAATTAAATCTACGAGAGATTTTCCAACCAAGATTAAAATTACTTTTTTTAATCCCTGAGTGGTAATAGCGAACTTCTTCTTCTTCGTTTTGGGGCTCTCCTTTATCGTAGGAAAGTCTAAGGACATCACCTTCAATATTGATGTTTACATCCTTTTTGTCAATGCCTGTACAAGCTACTTCGAGTGTAAGGCCGTTTTTATCTTCATACACATCAATAGGATGTGTTACTGTTGGTCGACTAGGCTTATCAAAGGTGCCTTGTGCGTCGAAAAAATTTTTAACTAGTACATCAAGTGGACTAGTATAATTTTCTTTAAATAATACGTGTGTCATTTTGTTTTGTTTTGTGTCCCCTAAGGTGACGATTAATTATAACTAGGTTGGTGCCCTAAAGTCACCCATAAATATACGAAAAAAAAACTAAATTACCAAATTTATTTAATAATTCCTGCTTTTCTTTTCCATTGACGTTTTGTCCATTCTTCCAGTTGTTGTTCTTCAAATTGTTTTTGAAAATCAGACATTTTAGCTTTTACATCATCAGTACTAATACCTTTTCTATCAGCAATATCTTTTTGTAAATCCTTATCATATTTAATAGAAATTGCTCTACGTTTTGCAGGGGTAAAATTACTAGGATCTGATGTAAATTCGTTTATAAGGTTATTAAATTCTTCATCTGAGAGTTTTTTAAATCTTCCTTGGTCTCTTGCTAGTTTCATTTTAGCAAGAGCAAGTCTTACATAGAGTTCAGGTTGAAGTTTTAAAATCCCCATAGTATTAAGCTCATTATATTTAGTCTTACCTAGAGCATATTTTTCTCTATACTCATCCATATCTTCATTCCATTTTTTGGATCCACCTTCTAGATAATCTTCTAATCCCTGAGCGTAATTATAACCCCCCCTTAGATTACTATTAATGATATCAGTTATACCATCAGTAGCAGCTCCAATTTCGTTATAAACCGAGTTGTAGTCTATTCTTGCCATGTTAATAAATATTAATAATCTGCCTTTCGTACGACAAAATACGTAGAATTTATATTTTCATCTTCAGAACGGAAGAGAAGACGAAGCAGCCCATCATCTACAAAACTCAGTTGACATTCATCTGATGTTTTATTAGCATTAAAAATTTCTTTAAGCATTTCACTGCTGAATGGAATTTTATTGTCTTGTCTGACATTTTCTTCAAATTCAGCATTAACATGAAATTCTACTTTATTAGAAAATTCCATACGCTCACCAAATGTAAATTGAAGTACAGAAGTACCTACAATGTCTTCAGTAGGAGTTAATGTAACTAATTCATTTCCTTGAATTGATGATGCTGCTCTAACAAATGTTTGAAAATCTTCATTATCAAGAGTAGCATTTACTTGCCAATTAACATCTTCATCTACTTCACCTACTTTTTGAATCATCATAGGATCAGCAAGTGAGTAATTAATAGTAGACTTAGCGTCCTGGATGTTAAGCTTTGTAAATACTGCTTTAGTTCGTTCAGCATCAAGCATTAAATCACCAGCTAATACATTTAATAATCTATTAAGTTGTGTTGTATTAAAAATAGCTAAAGTTCCATCATGGTTAAGGGGGAAACCCCCAACATTTAATCTACCAATCATATCTTTAGTAGGGGCCATAAAATCAATAGTTAAAGTACCTCCATTAAGAACCCATTTGACAGATTCAACTTGACCCCCAAGATAATACTTAGAGATAATTGATTGTAATTTATTTTTTGTTATCATTGGAATTGAAAGAATTTATTAATGTTGGGGTTTAGGTTAAGAACCCAGCCTAGATCAGTATAAAAGTTTTCTAATTTAGATTGTAATATGGTTTCAAATGATTTTTTTCTATCGGCATAATCATTTAGGAATGTACGCATTTTATCGGGGACATCAAAACTAAGGAAACCAATTGCCTCAATTTTATAGGGATTATCAATCAAATAAATCCACTTAATTTTATCACCTTGAACTATAGGACTATGTTGTTTATCTAATTGCCAAAAACGTAACAAATCATTATACTTAACTGCCGCTTTAACATTTGCAGGGGCACCTTTTTTTAATTCAGTTAATACTTCCCCCACTCTTGGCTTGCGAACAACATATTCATTTAAAGTTTTTACTGATGTGGGGTTACCTAATAAAGCAATATCTGTACTTTTAGACATTATTTTATCTCTAAAATCCATAATTAATTTATCAATATGTTTTTGTTCTCCCCCCTTTAAAATTTGTTGTAAGATATCATTAAAAAATTCCCCAAATATAGGAGGGAAATTTGCTTTTTTAAATTCAAGTCCTTTAATATCAAGTGATTCTTTAGCAATGCCTTCTTGTTTTGTAATCCATTGAGCATACCTTCTAGTAGCTCTAAAATAAGCAGAGCGAATAACTGCTTCTGTTTTCATTTCAAGTCTGTGTTCTTGAACATTAAAACAATCTCGAGCTAACCTATCATAATCATCAGTTATAATATCCTGATATTTAAGGGCAATTTGTTCTAGCAAATTATCCTTTTCTGTGTCATCCTTTTCTTCAAAATCAGGATACAAATGTTTAAGTAGGGGTTCAGCATTGAAATAATTGGAATCTGTGTCTACATAAGCACAAAAGTTATAATCACCTTCATCACAAATCCACCAAGGTGTATCTTCTAAATGTTTCATATTTTAATCCATTTTTGTTCCGTATCTAAATAAAATGAGCCTAGACATTCTTTATCCCAGT